CAGGGGGGGAGGCACACTAGACCCCCATAATCAACTAATATTAACGTCCCTAGTTGGCCAGTCAGAGTACTGGACTTTAACCGGTGGATTATACTTATGAAACCTTCTTAAGTTTGGTTCTAGTCATTTTTAGATTGTCACGAAGAGTGTTAGACTGTGATCCCGAGCCCTTTAATGGGGGTTTCGGGGGTGGAACAGGTGGCTGTTTAGTCTTGGCCTTAACGAACTTATTGCCGACGAGCGCTATACCCTCGCCGAGCAATTTAGCCCCGGGTACAAAAGAATCCAAATGTTCGCCAACCTTAGGTGCGTACTTTACAATGTTGCGGAGGGCAGAACGAAACCACTCTCCCAGCGGGTTCTCAGATAACCTGACCCCGGGGGGCATACCACAAATGGCCTGGCTATAGAGCTCAAGAGCAAGAGCATCATAACAGCTAGCAGGCTGGGCGAGTACGACAAGATCAGACTCCTGGGGGCCGGGCATGCGCTCGATGATCCATCTAACATTGATCTGGAGCGTGGTACTAAGGGATAAACCTGAAAACCAAGCCCCACTTATGTCAAATGGAAAGTCGAGATCGAAATTATTGGTGCCGAGCCCAAAAGGTCCGGGCCCATAAAAGTACTGAGTAACATTCCCCGTAGCGGCGGGAACATCGTTAGGTGTATAGCCTTGGATAACTCGGGAAGGCATATGGAAAGGGTTATTGGTGTTGTTCAACCGAGACACAACATAACACCCCTCACCTGCCTCCCAAGAGCGACTACCATACAGAAGCATAGCGTCGCCTAAATTTCCTGGGGGGAGGCGGTGAGAGTTAATAATGTTATTATAGTAAGCACCAGTAAGATTACCTTCAGTGGTGTAACTATGTTCTAGTTGGGGAGAGTCGGTTTGGCGATAGACGGTGACTTGGCCCTGTTTGTAAAGCTCAGCAGTTGTGTTAACAACTTCAAAGCCCATACCAATTACTCGACAGCAACCCTTTACATAATTAAGGGGTGAGGTAAAGCCAACGCTTCTAGCAGTCGGATCATAGGTACCGGCGCTAGAAGGTAACAATTGAGCGCCGGTATTGCCCCCAACAGCAGAAAGGCCACCAAATATAAGGTTGGTAGCACCGCTTGAGGTGGAGGTCCCATTGATAAACTGTGT